TGTTCCCACATGATAACATGAATACACGGGCTCTGGCTCACGCAATAGAACGTGTTGGAGTTGATCCTAGTCCGATTGTCGTACAAAATCCGTCTCGTAATGTTACGAGACATTTGGCATTTTCAGCTAATACCGAAAAGAAAGCAACGCAGATAGCGCATACAATGGTCTATAGACGGCTGTTGATGTTTATGTTGAAGGCTGAACTTTTCGCTCGTTTTAGTGAGGGGAGCATGGTTTATGCTCATGAAATGTCAATTTACGGTTTTGTCGACCGCCAGACGCAGTTGTTCTCCACCGTTATGGCGTGGGTATTTAAAGTATGGGAAACCGTTCTCATCGCTTCGGCGGTGGTTATGACGGTCCCTCAAAAGATGGCCACCCAAATGGGACCAGAGGCACAAGCCATATGTGAGCTTTGTGTTATCCTGTTCTCGTTCTGGGCGACCTGGTGGTTAATTAAAGCTGCGTACAGAGGCTGTAAAGCCGTAATGCAATTTATCTTTGCAAAGTTTGTGTTACGGAAACCCCTTGATAAGGGCGAAACTCGGTACGTGTCTAGAAAGATCACAGAGCATGGTGTTGTCCACGAAGTAGTCGTGGACGGCAAACTTATAGTGTTACCTGATGTTGAAAAACTTAAGGTGCGACAAGATGAGATGGCCTTACCAGGCAGCACTCTATTTCCGAGTGCTGCTCGGTCCGTGGGTGCTGTACTGGTCGCAATTGAAGGAACAGAACTTCAGGTGGTTGGAATATTCTTTCGTGTGGATGACTATTTAGTGACTGCAGCTCATGTGGCGAATGCTATTATGAACGGCGTTGCGAAGGTTTACCTTACGGGGATGAAAAACAGCCGCAAACAGTTGTACACGTTAGATTTAGGTGGAGTTTTCCAAATAGAAAAGGAATTCTTTGACTTAGATTCTAACGCGATAAACGCGGATTATGACGTTTTTGCGAGTAAGCTTTCTAAAAAGCAGTGGGCAAACCTTAAAATTGGGGTGTCTGGTGTGAAGAAAGAGAGCTGCTACAATCAAACAGTATCTGCCGTAGGATTTGTCGACGGACTCTTCATGACCAGTTCTGGTAAGACACTTCCAGATTCCGGTATAGAAGAACTTTGGCACACTTCTACCACATTGCCCGGGTTTTCAGGTTCGCCCCTGTACTCTGGCAATTCAGTGGTAGGCATGCATGTCGCCGCCGCAGGCGACAGAAATGTGGCAATACGCATCGAACTAATAGTGATGCTATTGCTGCGCACCAATGAATCCGATCCTCCCACCGGAGAGAAGGCCAAGCATGATTTCAAGTTTAAGGGACGAAGCCACAAAGCTAAAGCGTTAGTTTATGGTAACTTCTGGGGCTTTATAGATGCAGCTGGTCATGTCGACGTCGGTTGGACTCGTGATGAGGTAGCGGAATTAATGGAAGGTTATAGATCTGGAAACCCAAAATTCGACTATGTCGAAGACCTTCTAGATCCAGATATTACGACCCTTTCAGATAAGTCATACCGAAAGTTCGTTCAGTACGCAGACGAGTGCAGACGTGCGGGTACAGCCCTGCAGTTTGGAACTAACGAGCGCACTAACGAGAATTCTCCACCAATGCCGGTCAAGACGGCACAGTCGGAGGTTTTCGGGGAGCAGAATGGCGTTCTAAGATTAAGAAAAGAACGACGAGTCCACTGCAACCACTCTCCCGCTATGGTAGATGAGGTGACTGCATACATTGAGAAGAAAGCTGACATCCTGGAAAAGATGGGCTATGACGATAGTAAATATCGTTACCCCGACATTTCTGAGGAGACGGAGGCTATATCAGTGGTGAAACACCTGGAGCTATATAACGAAAGAGTGAAATCAATCACAAACCCTCCTACGGAGGCGGAGAAGAAACGTGTGGCGTTCATTGTTGTAGAAATGATGTCCGCCAATTCGTACGAACCCGATGTAAATTGGAAGTCAAAAGAGAGAATACTTGAGGTGATCGACTCTAGCGCAATTAAAGATGCGAAGAGTCCGGGTCACCCGTATCAATCTGCTGGTTTGGCTACAATCGAACAGGTTCTAAAGACGTACACGAAAGAAGGCTTCGCCGAACTGGTACAGCGTGAGTGGGATGATAAAGTAGTGGAAGTAAAAACATTCATCAAAGCTGATCCCACTAAACATGAAAAGCTTGATAAGGGAATGCCTCGCGTAATTGCTGGCATGCCTTTGCATAAGACTATCAAGAACAATTGTGTGTTCTCACCATTTGCCGACAGTTTAGTTCGCAATTGGAAAAAGTCTCCAGTCAAATACGCATTTAACCCACAAAGAGGTGGTGATATAGCGCATTTGGCAAGTGGTTTTGAAGGTCGAGTCGTTTGCGAAAGCGACAAGAGTACATGGGACTACTGCTTCTATGATTGGTTGTTTGAAATCGTCTGTGAAGTGACCAAAGATCTGGCAGCTCGCCCGGCGGGCATGTCAGAGGAAACATTCCAAGAGTACAAGAACGATATCCAAGCTTGTTTTGACGAAGTCAATTCAGCTGAGTATCGTTGTAGTAGTGGAGATGTGTTTAAATCCGTCCATCAAGGGATTATGAAAAGCGGTTGGTTTATGACAATCGCTGGTAATAGTATCGGCCAAATAGCGCTTAACGTTTTAACGTTGCTGAGAATGGACTACTCAAATGAAGAAATAATGTCGCCCGACTTCCACATTGTGGCAGGAGGTGACGATATATTACAAACATTCCCGGGTGGTTTCTCAACGCAGTCTTATAGAGGCGTTATGCGTTCATTAGGTTTCGATGTTACCGATTTCAAGATCCACAATTCTTTCAGCGGCTGCGAGTTCTTCTCGAACCAGTTTAAGAAAGAAGACGGAGTGTGGAAGTACACTCCCACGCGGTTTACGAAGCATATAGTGAAGCTAAAGTCGACAAAAGTATCCAACCTCGCGTCGTCTTTAAGCACTCACATGCTGAAT